AGCAAAAGAGCCGGCTTCATTATATGCTGGATAAGTAACAGAACTAACATCGTATAATCTCGATACTTTGTTTATTGTTCTAATGTTTCTACCCTCTACATTTTCCCAAGAGTCCTCCTCAACAGTAAACGCAAAGCTAGACTGGCTGATAGTTCCGTTTCTTAATAGAGTCATTAAGTCATTAGCTAAAGTTGTTTCTGGCATATCTGCCTCATACTTTAAACCTCTTTCATCTACTGACAATCTTAATGTATTGTTTGTAGTTCTAGCTAAAGGTAAACCATCGTGATTAATTAAAAATCTAACGTCATCTTCTAATCTACCATCAAAAGCTCCAGGAGCTATATATTCAACAAATCCTCCTAAATCATTAGACTCAGAATTAAAGACTGCTCCATATCCTACAACTACATTCTTTCCGTCATCGTTTCTAACTTCAATATCAGATACATTAAAAGTCCTAACCTCTTTGTTAGTTATTGTTCTAATCTCTTGACTATCCTCTTCAATAGTAACTTCTTCATCCATATCTATTACAACCTCAACATCTTCTTTGTTTTTTGCGTAATATATAATTATAGACTCTTCGTTCTCTTCTATCTTTTGGATATGTCTTAACTCTTTATTTTCCATAATATCTCTATTTTCTTCTTCTTCTATTTCTTTTATTTTTCTTTTAGTCCAAGCAAAACCAGGATCTCCTCCCCACAATCCCCAAGCAATACGACCAGCACTAGGAAAACCCTCATCTCCTTTATAAAAACCTTTACCCTCTTTATCTACTTCGTGCCTACTTAAATAAGAGAACATTCTTTTAATCGTTCTTATAGATAGATTAACTCTATTCTTTAAATCTCTAGCTCTTGCAACTCCTACTTCTGTTCCACCTCTTCCAAACTCTGCTCTCCATTCTAAAGCTTGTTCTGCTTCGTTAGCCATCTCTTGAGTCGGCTTTGTGTTTATATCAGCTAAAGCCATTAATCAGACTCGTTTGTCGTTCCTATTGGCGCAAAGTTTAAAGGGAAATAATGTACATTACCCTCATCTATTCTATTTAAATCTTCCATAACTCTTACTTCATTAATAGATAAAACTCCAATAGAAATCATTTCTCTATAATAGTCAGCTCTTGCAGCAGAATCTCCTCTTAATAAACCATTAGAATCTAATCTTATAAAATAATTATCTAGCTCATTATCTCTAAATAGCTTTCTGTTTAATTCTTGTTCTATTAAAACTAAATAAGGCTGTAAAGTGAATCTTACAAAGTCAATAGATAAAGCTTCTATACTTGAGTAGTTAGCAGCTTTCTCTAAATGGCCTATTAAACTTAATGGGACTTTAAATATTCTAGCTATTTCTTCTATCTGGAATCTTCTAGTTTCTAAAAGCTGATAATCATTTGCATTAATTTTAGACTGCTCGAAAGTCATACCCTCCTCAAGTATTGCAGTTTTACCAGCAACAAATGATCCAGCAGTTGATTGATTCCAAGAGTTCTTTAATCTTGCTACTGCTTCTTTAGATAGCTTACCAGGATGTTTTATAATTCCTCCTATTTGAGAACTATTACCTAAGTAACTATTAGCAGTATCATTAGAAGCTATCGATGTTCCTATTGTTGTTCTTTGTGATCCTATTACGCTTGTTCCCTCATATCCATTAAAAGATAAATTAAAGAAGTGTAACATATCCTCTTTACGGATTGCTAATTCAAAGTCTTTAACATCATAATAAATATCTCCATCGTGATTAATTACCTTAACGTGCTCTGTTTTAATAGGTATTAATCCAACTGGTCTAGCTGAACTATCTCTCTCAATGTAAAAATAACTATTACCCTCAAGTAATAAGTTATTCATTAATACATCTAAAAAAGTATATGTAGTCATAAAGTCATTAGGCTTTCTAGTCAAAAGTCTATTAACTGGATGTGATATTTCTTCTATTTTATCTCCGTCTGTTTCAACTCGATAAACTCTAACTGGTAGAGAAGCTATTGATTCTGAGATAATTCTGACACAAGCAAAGACTGCTGAGAATGTCATTGAAGATTCGGTAGTAACTGCTGTTTTATTAGCAGCTCCTCCTATTGAAAAGTTGCCTCTTAAAAAATTATTGTTTCTTTTTTCACTACGAAAAAAATCTAATAAGCCCATAAAGAAGATGTGTAATTACATAGCAAAGATAAGAAAAGGTACACTATTTTCAATTCCATATCTTTTTTAAAAATTTTTTTTATTAGTGTTAATATCTTTGGTAAAAAAATTATATCCAAACTATACCTCTATCATCATAACTAGACTCCTCTGTGTCATCATTCATATAAGAGCCAATAGCCATAACTAAAGAAACCATCCCATCTATTTTCTCTGTTGCTTTGCTCTTATCGAATTTAATGTTACCGGCTGGATCAGACTTTACCGCTACATTAGAAGCCATCCATCTTAACACTTTATTACCTCCGTGATTTAATTGTTTATTTAAAATTAACTTTTCTAGTTCTTTTGTTGGAGATGATAGACTAGCGAAACCTTGACCAAATGGAATCATAGGTAAACCATCGTTTACTAAATCAATAACTAACTGTGAAGCGTTCCATCTATCATATGCTATCTCTTTAATGTTTACAATCTCAGCAACTTCTTTAATTCGTTTCTTAATGTAATTGTAATCCGTAACATCTCCCTCTGTTAGTTCTATTAAATCTTCTTTACCCCATCCAATGTAATCAACTTGGTCTCTTCTGCTTCTTACGAATGCAGTATCTTTAGGAGCGAAGAAATAAGGAATAATTGTAAACCTATCATCTTCAGGAATGATTAAAACAAATGCGCTAATATCTCTAACTGAAGCTAAATCTAATCCAGCGTATGCAGTCATCCCTTTATAATCTTCTAATCTTACTGGAGATTTATTACATTCCATCCATTGAGCATCTGATAACCATTTACTAGCTGAACTCATCCATTGATTTAAATGTAACATCCTAAAAGTATTCTCATAACTAGGAAGCTTAATAGCTTTCTCTTGCTCTCTTTTAAGATAGTCTAATTTAACTACTCCACTTTCTAATCCTGGGTTAGCTAACCTTAAAGCTTCTTCGCTTGTCCAATCTATATCTAACGGACAATCATATTTAATATAATAAAATGATTCATCTTTAATTATACCCTCTGAAACCTTACGGCCATAATCTTCTGTCTTTTTACAGATTGATTCTCTATTATATCCAGCAGTTGTTATAGCAATTGTTAATGGCTGCCGTCTTGATCCTACACTTGTTGTTAAAGCATCCCATAGACTAGAATCTTTTTGTACAAAGAATTCGTCCATACAGATGAACGATGCGTTATAACCGTACTTGCTAGACGCTTCACTACTAATAGCCTTAAAACTACTATTGCTTTTTTCGTGAATAATTGAATTCTTAAATACTTGTAAATTGTTTACTAGTTGTTTATCAGCTCTAACCATTCCAGAAGCAACCTCAAATATAATTCCAGCTTGTTGTCTATCTCCAGCAGCGACATAACATTCAGCACTTGGCTCTCCGTCTGCTAGTAACATATATAAAGCTATTGCAGATATTAGTGTACTCTTTCCGTTCTTTCTTGGTAGACATATATAAGCAGTTCTAAATCTTCTTAATTCAGTTGTTCTATATTTCCATCCGAATAAATCTCTAACTATCTTTTTTTGAAATGGCTCTAGCTTAAAACTTGTACCTCCTAATTCTCCTTTTAAATGTCTAATATGATTCTCAATAAAATAGACTACTCTATCAGCAGCTTTCTCATCGAAGTAAAAAGTATTGTCGCTTATAATATCCATTAATCAAAGAAGTTAAAATCATCTGTTCTTTCTTGCTCTTGTTCTGGCATTGATAAACTAGCTCGACTTGATGGAGTAAAACCAAACTGAGTAGATAGTTTAATTGCATTTTGAAGAGCTGCTTGCATTACTTTATATTTAGGATTGATTTTTGTCATTCTTAATTTACCATCTTTATCAACTGTTTGCTCAGTAAAGTTTCCACCTAGCTCTGCTGAGATACTTCTGTAAATACCTATCTCATTACAATAAGCAGCCAGGATAGATAAGTCTGTTAAATGTAACATCTTAATTTTAGCAAGTTCGTTAGATACTATTTCCCATTCATCAGCACCCTCTTGATTTAAAAATAAAGGAGCATCAGGCATAGTTACAACTTGACTAGTTGCCATTTCATTATCAACTATTCTAGACTTTTCTAAAGTTCCTTTTAATTCTTTTACCGCAGTTGGTAATCTTTTTTTCCCTCTCATTTTATTTTAGCTTGGCCAAATAACAACCATAATTTAATTTAAACTAGTTTAGATTGATTCCCTACAAATTAGGATTAATATTGCGTATGAAATATCGAAAC